GTCGAGACCTGAGCTAAGAACGTCATTGCGACGTCCCGCTCACGTGGCGATGTCCACCCAGACTTTACGAGTCCAGGGGATGCATCCTCTGTGGTTTCTATATCATCGGACATTGTGTCCATTGAAAATCTCCTATATTGGATAGAAGTAGAAATCGCTGCTAGCAAATGCTAAGCCGTCTTACGACGGCCGAATGCCCTGCGTGAAGAACAGGATCACCGGTGCAGTAGAAGCAAGGAAGCTTCCACCGGCCGATGCCTGGGTCAAGGTACCGGTGGCCGTTGTGGCCGAGGCACCCTGCAGACATCCAACAACGAAACTGAGCAGGTCCGAGCGATTCTGCGACGTCGATCTCCGGTTGGAGATATGCGTCACGTGCATCGTCTCGGTATACGCCACCTTGGGAGGTGCCGTGTAACCCGCCGCAGTCCCTGATGCGCCGAGGGTCTCCATGACGGGGACTTCGAACATCAGCTTCCGTTTGAAATCACCGTTCTTGAGGGCTTCCTCAGAAAGAGTCAGGCGAACCTGACCTTCGAACGGAGTTCCAGCGACCGAGGCTCGCCAAAGCGAGGTACCCTCGGAATCACTGACCGGAAGGAGGGTGAATTCCACCCTCGTTGAAGCATCATCCTTTACGAGGATGTTTGCTTGAGCTGCCATTCAAGGCTCCTTTTGGCGATTTGCCATGGTTAATGAAAGTTTTGGTGTTCGGAGAACTTTCGTCCTACCTTATACCCTCCGGAATTACCCGGACCGAGCTATTTTAGATACCACTTGCTGAGCTAAAGCGATCGCGTTCCAGACACGTGTACCTTCTACGGCTCCAGTCATGGAGAACGTAGGAGGAGGAACGGCTGGTGGCGACCCGAGAACTTCGCGGTCCATTTGGACTCGCGAGAAGTACTCGCCCTGATCGGGCGTTAGGGTGACCTCATCATACAACCAGTTCGACGGTTTGGTACCGCCAAGCCAGGTCATATCCTTGAGGTTGTTCGCTTTGGTTATAGTCGTTTGAAGGAACCGCCCTTTTAAATGCGGCACTTGGTTCACCATGTCGAGATAACTCCCGATTGGGATGAACCAGTCTATAACGAATGACCAAGGAAGGATTTCCCAGGCCACGCTCAACGGATCAAGAAGTCCAAGCTGTCGGGCGACCGACAGCTCTTCTGCCATCTCATAGATGAGACTGCGACGAGTAGTTTTCTCGTAACGGGCAGAGTGTGTTGACGGAGACGTAGAAGCCTCTATCAACTGCTTCTTCTTGTGGCTCACACGAACTACGCGGGTTTGAGGTCCCTGCGATATAGCCTCGAAGGCTTTTGCAGCATTGAAAGTGTCACTGATCAGTGGCAACCATCCATACTGAAGTTCGAGCCAGCGGCCGGACAAATCATCCACTCGGAGATTCGTCCGTTTGGGCCTTGCGCCTAGCTGCCTCGCAGCATCAGCGAACCTACCTTTACGGAGGTCCCACAAAGCACCAGTAATCTTTCTGAGGTTAACATCAACCATGCTAGATACTTGACGCATCTGAGCAAGGTTAACACCGAGATTAAAGTCGAAGCCTTTTACCTTCTGAACTAGCTTTTCGAGCAGTTTCAGTTGGT